CATCTTTATTCTTTTCAGCTGAAGGGGTGTTGGGATCTACAAACTCTACTTTCCACGCAAGGTACGGAGCTTTAGCCCCTTCCTTATATTCAACACTTATTACACGTAGATCAGCTATTCCTGCTTTTGCATAGCCAAAACCGCCTACATCTGTATTAAGGTCTACATTAATTCTCATTTTGTGTGTCTCCTTTTTGTATTTTATCCTGGTTTAACCTTTCAAAGTCTATCTCATTACCGCATGCCTTACCTCCTTTCCTTGTACTCGAGTGTATAGTATCGTTTTTACTTAGATGTTTCAGCACGTTATATACATCTCTTAACCCCGTTTTATTATAACGTTCTATACTCATATTTTCCACTCCTTCTAATCTCTGCATAAAGCTCACCGTCAAGCAGATTATTAGTAACCTTAAGCACTTCTTTAACCTGAGCAATGTTTACTTGCTGCTTCTTACCTTCTTTCTCACACACTTGTACCGCAAACTGGTTTATATTCATACAGCCACCTCCCTCCTCTCTCTATTTATAGATTTTCCCAAAATTCGGTTCAACTCTCGCCTCCAGTATTCTTGAAGTACGACATGGTTTTTGTGCACTACCTACTGTAAGCATCTCATACTTAGCCACACCACTCTTGACAGTTTTTTCTAGATAGTAGACTTCCTCAAAATCCTTACCTATCTTATCCTTCATCTGCCCACTGATCAGGGGAGTATAGCTTATAACACCCGTAAGATCGTCTTTAGTAGGACGTTGATGGGCAATGATTATAATGTTTATATTTTTGAGATCGAGCATACAATTAAGCAAGTTCTCATAGTTAGTAAGAACCGTGCCATAGAGAGGGAGGGAGATTGTGGTCACGCCGTTGGCACTCATGAGCAACCTCTTCAAGTGCTCCTCTACACTCGTGAAGCTGTCGAGGACGATCGTACCTATTTGTACTCCCTCGTGCATGCATCCACTTGCCTCAAGCTCATCAATTTTCTCAGCTAGCTTTTGATATCCCTTAGCTCTCTGCTGTATGAACTTCGCTTGAGGGTTGGTAGCACCTGTGACAAAACTCCCTAGCTTCCCTTTGAAGAGTTTCTCATCAGGAATCCACTGGTATATCTGCTTACTCTCCATCGCACTTCTCAAATTCTCCATCTTATGCAGCTTGTTGTCCATGTCGAGAAAGAGTACAGGACCAGGTGCTGTTGCTGCAGCAGTTGTCTTACCTGCTCCTGGAGGTCCTACAAGCAATGTGCTAAAGTTTATCATGCGTCCTCCAATTGTTTTAGTTTGGCTTCAAATGCTTCCACACTTAACAAACTGCGTTCGAGCTTTGTTGTATGATAGTTGACATCCCACTTGGCTGATTCTATCATTTTCTTCAGCTCGTCTTTCCGCATATCCCTATGTGCTTTGAACAGTCCCATTAGGTACCTCCTGTCTTTGTGCAGTTGAGAATGGCTCCCACTTCTTTACAATATAATCACGTTTGATTACCCTCTCATTCTCCCCATATTGGCAGAGTTGGAGGAATGGACAATCACGGTTGTAGTAGAAGCATGCTTCTTTCTTCTCAGCTTCTTGAAATTCCCCATGTTGCTCACACCAAAGAATATCCCGTACAATCGCTTGCACGTTGTAGCGAAAGCGTTGTTTAAGATCTTCACTCTTACTAATGGGCTTACGGAGAAAGTGGTCTTCAGGCTTCTTAGTCTTTGCACTCACCCTTTTGACGTCTTTCCAAGGTTCAAGCACGTTGATAATCGCACCACTACACTTGCGTCCAGAGTACTCCTCAAGCGCAATTATATACCCTGTGATTTGCTTATCTAACTCGTATTGGTTGAAGTAGCTAGCTCCCAGACGCGTTGTAGTCTTGTGTTCCATGATCCATAACTGCCCATCCCACTCCACTGGAAGGTCTAAGCGTCCTCCATAAAGCAACTCCCCTATGAAGAATACGAAGCCTTCCTCTGGCTTTCCATAAACAGTGAATGGCTCACCTTTATATTTTATCGAGTACCAGGTAAGCATTTTAACTCCATTCTCAACTGTTCGTAGACTCTCTCCCTCAGGTGTACTATAACTTGATTTGAAGAGCTTGACTGCTTCTATAATACCTACGTCTTTATCTTTGTTCTTATAATAACAATCGAGTGCGTCATGAATAGCGGTGCCGAAGATCAAGGGCGCGCTTTTCATAGCAGGTTGTAGGTGGCGTACATACTGATAGTAATACTTCCTACGACAAGTTTGGAAACAGCTTATAGTGCTGTTATCCCAGATTCGTTCACTCATGTTATCTCCTTTCCATACATCTTGTAGTCCTCTACCACGAGAACGGGTTGTTTCATATCGTATGCTTTTGCATACGCTTCCTGAGCTCCCACGTAGCGTGGTATTTCATACACGGGCATATAGGGTCTGAACACGTGGGTGAAATCCTTCGAGTGCTGATGCCCTACCCAGAATTCTTTGGTGAGGTGAGCTTTGACACACCTAAAAATAATAGGAAGTACAATACTCCCACCAGACATCTTGGGTATAAGGACAGCGTGATTAATAATTTGATCAGCAGCAATGAGCATAAAATCCATGCGTTGAAAAATGCAAATAGGATGATAGCCTGCCAGGGCGAGTCCACATGCGGCTCCTGCAATAAGGTTCTCAGCGATTGGCATTTCAATGCACTTGTGTCTAGGAACTTTTTCCAGCGTCCCATATAACCTCCCACTATTGATAATGTTTTCGCCTAAAAAGACTGTTTTTTTCTTGCGAGCAAGCGTTGTCATTGCTTCTACAATATCTTCTTGGTTAGTCATCCCGTTCCTCCCAGTCATCCCGTTCCTCCCGATTAAACAGCTCCTGCTCATCAGTATACTCATCTTTCAATCTTTTAGGGAATGGAGGATCAAAAAGTAACGTGTTTTCCATTGGTTTCATTATATGCCTCGCTTATTTAAAGTAGCCATTTCTTTAAAGAAGTTTTCTTCCATATCAGGCTGTATTCTATGTATGAATGATAGAACGACTCTTGCTTGAGCTAGTTTAATTAACAAATAAGGATACAGCTTCTCAATAATATTACCAACAGGCTCTCCCGTAATATACCATTCTGATAGAGGTTTATGATTTTCTTTTTTAGCTTTCCTGTGTCTGATATTACCTCCAAATTGTATCTGTAGCCACTGTATTAAACATTCATCTGTACTTCCTACACTTATTCTTATATTGTAGTTTGTCCTACAATTATACCTGTTATCCGTCTGTCTTATAATAGCGATAGTGCCTTCTCCATCTACTATACCTGCAGCGTAAGCATGTTTTTCCTCATCTGATAATTGTTTTCTCATATTAACCTCCTAAAATGATACATGTTTACCTATCCCAACATGGGGGTAGGTGCGTTCATAGTGATAGCGTATGATGTTAGACAGTTGTATAGGCATATGATTGTGCCACCTATCCTCCTTCGAGCTATCTACACTCTTATTATTATCCTCGATGATGAAGGTGAGGGGGAGACGTCGGGAAGCTCCGAAGCGTGCTGCCTCTAGAAAATGCCCTCCGTCCTCAGCCCCATCACCGAGGAAACACCATACGTGAGCCTTACTCCCCTGCTTCTTGAGCCCGAGGGCAACTCCAACTGCGATCGCACACCCTCCACCCACTATCGCACTTGTATAGAAACGCACGCTTGGATCACAGAAATTCATACTTCTCCCATGCCCCTTGTTGATACTCCCACGCTTACCCATAATTTCATTCAACAGTATGGTTTGGGAGCCACCTTTAAGTAGATAATGATAGTGATTACGATGGGTTGAGAATACGTAGTCTTGTTCATCCACGTGATTGAATAGTCCCATCAACTCATTCTCATTACCTCCACTCAAGTGTAGAGGACACCTAATCTTCCCGCTCTCGAACAAGTCTATGAGCTGTTGCTCAAACTCCCTCAGGGTCTGCTCTGTCCACATTGTTATCATTTTTAACCTCCATGACGTGTTTTCTAAAACCCTCACTGCAGAAAATGCAGACTTCTTGCTCAGGCATTACTGGTCTATCTTCACCCTTATCCACTCTTGTAAGATTGATGTATCTAATATCAGTCTCGAGTGCTATACTTCTCCCACATATATCACAATGTATGATTTGCATTATCCTTCCTCCTTTATCCACTCCTATGATTGATCTTGGTTTCTCGAAAGCCCTCATTTCTGTTGGTAATATTATTCTTGTAGGCAATACGCTTTCTGTTAATGTCCCTGATGCTGATAGATCTCCGCCCAATCTCCTCAAGAGTAAACTTGTCCTCTCCACTCATTCTAATCTCATGCTCAAGATTCCATATCTCAATATTCATCATGGAAAGCCTAATGGTGTTGGTGATGAGCTTGCCGTCTACTCCAAATGCCTGCAACCCTTTTTCCAGGTACCGATGCTCGCTTATACTCGTGTCATCCCCGAAGTATATTTTTCTGGTAAGAATGCTCAACCTATCCACTAGATCGCCTAGATTGTATTCTGGTTTCTTCATTCCCGCCTCCCTCGTAAGTTCAACTATTGAAATTGTCCCACGACATGTCTATGCTCATGCAACCGCATTTTTCCTATATGGTATTACGCACAAGGTAGCCAGCGGTCATGGGAGTTTAAAATCTTGTAAGTATCTCCACACTTGAATGCCCGTACTCTTGAAACCGATTAGTCTTAATCTTGACATCACACGCATTACACTGCCCCATACGATCACAATACTTCCACTTACCTAGTCCCTTGACCTCACCCAGAATATGCCCAATAGCACTGCGTCTATTATAGAGATCAGCGTGACAACGAAACACATACCCATCAGGAGCGATGAGAATTTCAGAAGTACGGCACATACACTCGCCAGTGCTACTATTATTAACTGCATCATCATAAGCAAAATTACCATAATATTCTCCTTTCCAAGGACCGAGAAAGTCCTTTATCCTATAATCTATACCCCAAGCAGCTGCAACACCTTGTCTAAGGGCAATTTGTTCAAGATACTCGGGATGCGCCACTTCCCACACTCCTATATTATAGCCATTGTCCTGCATGCGTTTAACCTTATGCA